AGCTCAACCGTCTCCTTCGTCGTGATGACTCTCGTCACGAGACCGTGATCGTCGCTCTCCTCGTGCGTATCGCCGCTGTAGGTGAGGGTTGCCCCCTTGCTTGTTTCGCCGATTTTGTTGGCATCTGTTGCCAAAGCGACAAGATCGGCAGCAAGCACGCTTGTATCAGCTGCAACCTCAACCAGATAACAGTACCCTGAGCCGAGGGAAGCGGTTTCCTTTGTCCTCATAATTTACCTCCTCGTATAGTATGAAAAATTGAATGTCGTCATAAACAGCTGCACATCCTGCAGCCAAATGCGCACCTCGCACTCCCAAGCCTCGATGCGCCCGTCCTTGTATGCCTGATTCAGAGCGGAGATCAAACGCTCACGCTCCTCACGCCCTACCCATTGTGCAGGCTCGTAGAGCTCAACGACCACATCATGCTGCAGAAAATGCAGCCGCTCATCCGAGCCGTCAGCGGTGATCCTGTCGCCGTAAACAGCAAAAACGCCCTCGGGCTGCTCGATAAATACAGTTTCCGCATGCTCGATCTGCGCCGCCGTCAGAATTTTATCCACCATCTCGAACAATCTCCTTGATTTCTGCCTCATAGCGAGGCGCTTCCTCATCTAAAATTTTCCTCAGAATATATCTTCCCGGAATGATCCTGCCGTTTCTCGCTTTGCGTGGATTTTCGATCAAATGCGTCAGCCGGTAATTTGGCTTATCTACATACCAAATGAAAACCGAAGCGGCATTCGTGTCAACCGTCTTTTTGGATCGAATGCTCTGAAAGAGATGTTCCCTGTCAATATCCGATTTTCGCTTCGTCAAACGCCTGCCAACCGGCATATCAGCGATGGAGCGTTTCTTAAACCTTGCCATCGACCGAGCCGCCGCTTGATCCACCTGTACTGCAACCGACCGACTGTATTGTCCGAGAGCAACACTAATTTGATGATGCAACGGATCAGCCACGATAGCTCACCCCCAGCAGGCGCACGTTTCTGTGGCGCTCCATGTAATCGTCATAATCGACGATTTTGAAAATACCGCCGTCGTACTTGATGCGGTAATATTGCGTGTTAAGCCGTATGTCCTTGATCAGCTCGCAGTAACGCACATCAAAGACCATCTGCAATTGAGATTGCACAGCTCCTGCATCAACAAACTCCTTGCCGGTGGCTTTGTTCACACCTGCATGCAGCTTTCCGACAGGCTTCCATTCCTTGCCCTCCAGCTTCTGCAGCTCAACAATATGGTTTCTTCTCATAATTGGGTCCTCTTTACGGATTAATAACCGACTTGTCATCACTTTCGATCACGCGAAGCGTGCCGGGAGAGGTGCAGGGGAGGGCGGCTGTGCGCCGAGAATCAGCTTATGAAATAGCTAAGAAACGATAGGCGCACTCGTCAGCGCCTCCCCTGCGCGCCTTCTTTGGGTACTTTCTTGGCAAGACAAGAAAGTACCGCACCACGCAGTGGAGCAAACCGAAGCACCGTACGCATTTTCGATACACCTGCCAAATGCCACTGTTCGCTCGCATGCATACCGTTTCAGCGCATTTTTACTCACAGACTGCCGTCCCCGATGGCATCCAGCTTGAGCTGGTTGATCAGCTGCCTTGTGCCAATGGTCACATTGACAGTTGAGCCTGCCTCGTACCATTCGAGTACGAGGGAAAAGGCAGCGAGCAGATATTCTTCATCTTCGACCGCTTCGGCAATTCCGGCACGCTCTAAGTACCTAACCGCAGCCTGATACAGCAGCCCCAGCAGAAGATCATCGTCATCAAAATCAACTCTGCAATGCGCCTTCAGTCTCAGCAGGATTTCAGGATCCATCATGCGGCATAAGTCATGCCACGCTTGACCACAGCGGTCTCGTCAACCTGCTGGCAGTCCATCGAGCACATGACACGGATCTCGTAGCCGCCGTTTTCCCATGCCTCGCCTCCGACATTTGTCACGTCCATGCGCATACCGTTACGCACAAACAGAGAGACAAAAGAGGCAAGATCACCGATATACATCGGCGCATAGGTCACATCACCCTCGGAAATATCCTCGATGATGTCATTGTCGCCATAAACGACCTGACGACCCTTGATGCGGTCGAAATCACCGGAGATGTCGGGCTTGAGGTACGGACGACCGTTGAGATCGTTGAGATTGTCGAGCTCGTCATAACCGTTCTGATTGGTCAAAACGATTGCCTTCTTGCTGACGGCAGTGCGCAAGCTCTTGTTAAATACCGCCTTGATCGCCTTGACCTTCTCGGCATCGTCAGCGCCCTCGATGGCTTTGAACTCGAGCGCAGAGAGCTTTTCAAGGATCAGGGCATTCTTGGTCGCAACGTACTTCTTGGCAAACCAGGCGGCGAGATATTCCATCAAACCGTCTGCATTTTCCATCAGCTCGCCGGAAACTGCGATTCTGTCTGCATAAGTTTTACAGCTAAAGTCAATGCGCTTGAACTTCGGCGTATCGCCCAAGGGGATCTTAGAGCCTTCGCCGACAGCATTCATGCGTGTTCTCGCTGCCGAGGTCTCGACATTGCGCCAGCCGATGGGAGAGGTCACGCTTTCTACGTGGACATAGGCGGACAGATCGACCATTTCCTTGGCAAGCTCGATGACACGGGTCTCAAAGTCAGGCGGCACCAGGAAACCGCCGTCCGAGCCGACAGGATCGCCGCCGGAGAGGGTCATTGCCTTGTAAAGATCGGGATACTGTGCGTTAAAACGCTTGGGGCTGATGCCTTCGCTCAGAGCCTTGAAGAACTGTGTCTTGTAGCTCTTGCTGCCGATCAGATCCTTAAGCTGCTTGGCTCTGCTGTGATCCTCGGCTTCCCCGTCATCTTCCAAAGCAGTCATCTGCGGAGCCTTGGAAGACGCACCCGCGAAGCGGTCCTTCTCGTCGAGCAGCTTGTTGATGCGCTCGATCTCGCCGTTGAGATCATTGACATCCTTCATTGCCTTGTCATAGGCATCGCCGTTGCCTGCCTCAATGGCGCTTTCTGCGTCCTTGATCAGCAGGTCTCTTTTGTTTTTGAGTTCCAAAAGCTTTCTGTGCATGATTAAATTCCTCCAAATCTAATTTTTTCAAGCTGCAGCCGAGCCTTCGCCCGATCCACCGCTTCAATTGACATTTTTCCTGATGCAGCCTTTGCAGGCGCCTCGTCCACCTGCGCACCATCACCGTAGGGGCTTAACGACCCTGCCGCCCGTGCAGGCACTTCCTCAGGAGCGCCCTTACCCAAGCCTTCCCCTTGAGGGGAAGGTGTCGGCGCAGCCGACGGATGAGGTGTTTGCGCACCCTTCACAACCCCTGCCATTGGCTGCGCAGGCACCGCCACAAACGAAAATTCATACGCATCGCACGCCTCCGACAGCGCCGCATAACAGATTTCGCCGTTATACTCTCTGCCCTTGCGGTGATCGCACGAACCGTACGGCTCGCCGCAGATGCTGCACGTTACCTGTTTTACCGCACAGCCGATCGACACCTCCTTCAAGATGCCGCCGTCAATGGCAGCGATCACGCTTTCATTTTCAGGCGTGCGGAGCAGATACGCCTTAGCCATCAGACACAGCGCATTGCCGTCCTTTTCCACGCTGCAGGCGTAGATCCTCGCTGTCTGCTCGTGCGCCGACCAAAAGTGGTCAAACAGTCCGGGCTTGCCGACAAAAAGCTTCGCAAGCTCCTGCAGCGCCGATGCCGTGAAGCGCTCATAGTCCCGATCCGGCTGATCGTCACACAACCGGACTGCAAAGGTGTATACCTCCGCTTCGGTCAGTTCACGCCTTGCAAGCACATTGATCTGTGCAAGATCCTTGGCAGGGTCCGTTGCCTTCACAACGGTCATTTTTTTCGCAACATACATTTACTGTTCCACCCTCTTGTCGGTATTTCTTGCCACGGAAAGATCCTCAAATCTCTCCAACGGCACATAATTCAGGCTACCCAAGCGCACATCACCGCCGGGCACGTCCTCACGGTCCTCAAGCTGCATGATGTCGTTGACGGAGTAAGCACCGATGTCACGCATCGTGCGGTAAAAGTTGGCACGAGATGCGGTGTCGCCACGCAGGCGACCGTCTAAGTTGTGCTTGATCCAAAGACCTTTTTGCAGCTCCGAGTCAAGCAGAAGCTTGTAGCTGTCCTCCTCCTCGATCATCTTGAGCATTGCCAAGCCGCGACCTTGGACAAATTCCAGCGAATTTTGCTCATTTGAGCTGTAGCTTTGCTTGCCTGCCATCAGAGCATGTAGAGGCACCATAAAAAATCTTGCAATGTCCGCAATGCTGACCTCTTTCGAGGACACAAACGAGGCGTCATAAGCATCAAGCTTAATTTCTCTGTACTTCAGCCCATTGTCCAGCACTGCCACACGCAGGGCATTTGCACCGCGATGAGCCTGCTCCCATGCACGCCTGACGTTTTCCTTTTTTGAAAGAAATTTCGTCTCGTCACCGGGATCTACTACCTTGGACGGACCGCTCAGATCGGTGTCGGTCTCCAAAACGCCGCCGGGCTTGGAATTGTTTTGATAGATCGCGCTTTCATACTTGTCTGCTGCCTCAGCACGACGGATCGTTCGAGCGGCATATTTCAGCACGCTTTCGCCGACGATGCCGTCGGGGCTGTCAAGCTTGTAATGTGTCACATCCGTACTGTTCAAACGGTACTGTAAACCGCTGTCAGGATCGGTGTAGAGATAGCGCAGCTCCCCACCGTATGTAAATACCTGCATCTGATCGGGATGCAAGGGAATGCGCTGCACAACGTGACCGCTTGACATATCACGCAGCAGGAAGGAATAGGCATTGCCACGCAGCACTAAGCACCGTGTCAGGTAGCGCTTTAGGTCGCTCGGTGTCTGTGCCTCGTTCGGTCTGATGCGCAGCAGGTATGTCAGCCGGTGTGCATCGACGTGCTTTCTCGTTGTCCGCTCGTAGACATATACCGGCAGTGATGCGACAAAATCGCATAAATACTGCACAGCGCCGTAAACGGCAGAGATCTTCATAGCGGCAGTGGTGCCGACCGTGCTTTCATCGCTGCCCGTCAGCCAACCGGCAGGAGAATCCAAGGTTAAGATCGTCGGCTGCGGCACGACCTGCGCCTGTTTTTCCTTCGCAGATTTTCTGAATATCTTGTCAAAGATCATCCCATCACTCCTTATTTCCAATTCACATACGCCCCAAAGCCTTCTCCTTGAGGAGAAGGTGCCCCGAAGGGGCGGATGAGGTGTGTGCAGGCACC